GTATAATAGTATCCGGTTTCACATTCCGCCCCTACAAATTTAACCTGGAAGGCCTGTTCCGTACCAAGTATAAATTTATCGTATTCGGTACGATCCACAAAGTCAATAGTAAAGTTAACCGGTATAATCCTGAAGCCATCCCGATAAATTTTTCTCAATATAGCGGTATTGTTAAGGGCATATTTTCCTACACATTTATTATCGTAATTTATCCCGAAACTTTCTATATCATTATTGGGAGATCCAGCTATTGAAATAACTGCCTGTTCCCAGGTAAAAGGATCGGTAGTTTCAAAAGACGGAGCGGTCTTTGGTGTATCGCCTAGATTCTTGGCAATGATCCCATTGGTAGCCTTTAAAATTTTATCGGTAGTGGAAAAATTTAAGGCCAGGGTATTAACTATTCCACCTAAAAACTGGAAGGCATCCCCTTGATCCCGGTAAACCTCTAAAGTATAAGGGTTAATCGGACAATCTGCATGAAAATCAGTAGCCTGTCTGGGAATAAATACGTGCTGTTTTGCATTAGTGGCATCAGAAGTTACCAACCTTCTCACATCATCAGCATTGATAGTAAATTCCCCTTTATCGATGTGCATTTTAATTCCAAGACTGATTATGGCATCAAAATTAGTCATGGTTCCCAAAGCTATAGTGCATTCCTTCTCAACCCCAGCAACTAAAGCCGGGATATCAACGGATTTTAAGGTAGTACCTTCAACACCACCACAATTGACCAATTCACTAAGCATAAAGACTAAATCCCCAGCAGCACAATCAACAGATGATTTTATCCAAAACTTAATATGAGTATCATTTACCATATTAGTTAAAGATAAAACTTCGGTAGCCAAAATAGTGTCAACAGCCACTCCGGTAGTAATCTGTAATTTCACTGATTTAGTTCCTTTTTTATAATAATTAGGATCTATACCGGATATTACTCCACCATCCACCGATTCATCCCAGGCATCCTCACAGTCCTCTAACTCAGTTTCTTGTGTCCCTGCTGGGGTAGCCGCTTCCGGTTCATTAATTGCACTTCTTAACAAGTGGCCTAAACTTGCGGGATATACTTCTACTACAACATCACCACCGAAAGCCCTTTCACCCTGGTAAGATTTCGGCTCATCGAGTACTCCTTTTTGTGCAGCAGATAAAACTTCTTCGATATTTGGGATTAGAGTTTCAGATACGAATGGTAAGAAAAAATCATTAACGCCTGTTTCTTTCTGTCCCCAGATTAATTCTTTTTTAATTCCTATGTGTCCTCTTGCTCCTTGTGGCATTATTTGTCAACTCCTTTCTTTTTAAATTTTTAACTTTTATCTTTTTCTCTTTAACTAAATCAAAATAACCGGTATCTAAATATTTTTTTGCTTTCTCTTCATCTCCAACTACTATAAATTGATCAGGCTGGAAAATCCCTAATCCGACTATTTCTAATTCAGTATCCCGATTATATTTCAATAACATAAAATCACCTTCTTTTTATTCCCTTGTTACAAAACTTTGCCTTAAAGTTATTTTTATATCAATTTCTACCCCTCTGAACGGATAAGAACTAAAATCAAATCTGGTATTCGGAAAGCTAAAATATAGACATTCCCCATCTAGATCTATATGAGCACCCAGGGCTTTTTTAATATCAAAATTTAAATCAAGAATACCCTTAATAATATTGATCGTTAAAATATTTATAGTCGCTCCATTCCCACTTCCGCCAGTTACCGCCAAACCGTCAGCCACAACATAACCAGAACCTCCATTTAAAAGAGTTACGGTTAGAATAACACCAGAACCATTAACGGTATTTACAGTTACCGTTCCAAGAGAACCACTTGTCTGAACCACAGTAATAATATCCCCTGCGGTATATCCTATTCCGCCAGATCCGAGGGATATTGTTTTAATGGTGGTATCTCCGACTATCTGTTTATCAACCTCAAAGATCTTTATATAACCAAATATAGTGGCAGTAAAATTTATCTCTGTATTGTGGGGCATGGTTACCGGTTCTTCCGGTGCATTGGTAGGCTCCAAGATAATACAGGGGAACATATTAACCGGAATATTATCCCTAGTCCCCGAATATACCACCTGAATATAAGGGCTTAAAACAGTATCCTCTTCTAAAATGGTTTTAATTTTATTCCAGATATCCTCTAATTTCACTTTACTATCTCCTCTAAATATTCGGTAAAAACCCTAACAATGTTTTTTTTATCCTCTTCCTGAAAAAGTAAAAATTTACGCTGGGGTATCTTAACTGTCCTTGCCTTTTGGTGAACGTGCATTGCGAAAACATCTTTGCCATCAGAAACCCAATGTAAAGCCTTCGCTTTTATCGGGTAAATATCCCTGGCCGGTATCTTAATTGACCCGCCTTCCTGGTGTATCTTCATATAACCAAGATTAGTTCCGATCTGTACTTTCTGATTAGATACTACTTTATAGACAATAGAGCCTTTTCCATGTCCGGTATCCTGTAAGATCTTCGCTCCTCTTCCTTCTTTTCTCCGCATGGCTATAGTCATAGGGGAAAGTGGAGCCCATCTTTTTGGCCTGCCCTCTGCCCTAAAGTTTTTATCGATAGATCTTAACATTAAAATACCGCACCGTTTTAAAGGGATTCTAAGATCCTTAGCTTTATTCCCGGCTTTTTTTAATAGAGCCTTTACCTTCTCGTCGTTTTTAATCTCATAACTGATTAATGCTCCATTAGTCATCGGCCAAATCCTCTAATTTATTAGGATCGGTTTTCCAGTTAGTCTCATCCCTTTCATCGAAGGTCCGTTTATAGTCTTTTGTAGTAGATTGAATTGCCCCCACGTCTACGGTAATATCTTCAATCTGTTTTCTACCTTCAGCAATATCTTTGAGGGTCTCTTTGGCCTCTTTATATTTATCTATCCAGTCATTTATGCTCGGTGATCTACCTGAATACAGGCCCCTCATTACAAAATAACTTGCAATATCCTCACTCAATGATTCTATGATGGCCGGGGTAGGATCTAAAGCGTCAAGGGCAGCCAATAGATCAGAGGAAAAAGCTGCCCTTATTTCTGCATCAGCTTTGATAATAGCCTTAGCTAATAATGCAGAAGGTACTTCGGTTGCAGCCATATTCAAATTAGTTAAAACATCAGTATCTTCACAAAAAGACATCTAAATCTCCCTTATTATTAGAGGGAGAGAACATAATCCTCCCCCTCTAATTTTATTTATTAAGTTATTGCCGGGGATATCCTGTATCCACAAGCAACACAAATCATTTTTTCAGTTTCTATATCGCCCACTTCAAACCAATCACTATGTTTTGTTTCTATTCTTGCCCTTCTGGTTTGAAATTTTTGAGATTGGAAGGTATAACCTAAAGAGAATTTCTTTATTCCAGGTTTAGGTTCTACATAAGCTAATATGGCATTTTTACCCCAGAGATAAGATAAAACTGCAGTCTTGCCTTCTTTGGCTGTATTATAACCAGCTTCACCGACGATTACTTTTTCTATTCCGAATAGACTGGCCATAAGATCAGTAGTAACTACACCTTTTTGGCTATATTTAATCAGTTCCAAAATCTTAGGATGATGTTTTAGTTTATTGTAAACAGCCTTTCCTAATAGCAATACATTGGGTTCTCTGAAAATCACCGCATGTATAGCAGCCTTTCCGATTTCAATATCAGCTATAGGATCAATAGTTTCAGTAGTATAATCACTCCAAACACCATTTGTCGGAGCATTGGCCGTTAAACTTGCTTCTATCATATCTTTGATCCTCATCTCTAAACCTAAAGTAACAATATCGGTTAAAAATTCTACGGTATCTACTTCAAGATTTAAAGGTTTGTCTGCATTATCTTTCTCTATATCATCAATTAAATCATTTAAGGCATGCTCATCGCATACATAACCATCAGTGGTTACTTTCCAATCCACAGTTCTTGACTCAGTCTTAGGAGCCCTCAAAGTTTTGGGAATCCTAAACCGATCAGCCTTAGAATCATATATATAATATATATCCGATTTTTTTTTAACCGGTACAATCGGCATTATTTCTGTTCCGACATAGGCCGCATTGCGGTACATTACGGAAATATTAGTTAATATTTGATCTTTATGAACATTGTTAAGTTCTGGCATCTAATTTCAACTCCTTTCTTTAATATAATTTATTTTTACGCAGTTAAACTATAATATATAGTATGGACAATTGAGACCTCTATTATTTCATCTACACCGGCAGCTTCTTCTAAGGCTATTGCCCCAGCATATTTTGTATATATAGTTACCACCCCAGCGGTAGCCCCTGAAGTCTGTATAGATGCAGCTATAGTTGCAGCTAAACCAAGTCCGGTGGCCGCAGAAGCTAATATTGCCCCTTCTATACATGCACCACTCATTACCAATTTACTCGTGCCTAACATTCTTACTCTAGCAGCCCTTCCGATAGTATCAGGTTCATTCTGTAAAATCCCGGTAGGAACTTCATTGGCTCCACAAGCGACAACATTGCCATTGGCATCAAGTTTTACAAAGTGATATTTTAAACCAGTTAGGTCTACGCCAGCTTTAAAAGTTAAATCTAAAACACCGGCAGCTTGAGACATTATTTAACACCTCTTTTCTTTAGTTTTTAATTTAATTATTTTTTCTTTTTTTCTTCGGTAGCATCCAGAACAGCTAACACCGCATCGCGGTAAGATACTTCTTTATGCTCATCCATATACTTCTGGACCTTCTTTTCTTCTGGAGTCGATTTATCTTT